GGAAAGTGCCGATACGGCGCTAGATAAAAGTGATTGATATAATTGTAGACAACTTTGATGCAATGATTCGCATAATTTTATTTGTCAAAGCATAAATTATTTTGTGAGGTAGAAAATGGCGGGTCTAAGTGTAAAAACGGCGGCAACAGGAGAAGCCCTTACTGAGATTCAAATACGGGATTATTTGAGAGTGGATCAGGATAGCGAGCTGGGCGTTTTGCGTTTGTTGCGGCGGTCAGCAAGGGAATTCTGTGAAAGCTATACTGGTCGGGTTCTTTTATCTCAAACGCTTGAGCTTCATCTGGATGCTACCGGAGAAATAGATGATCCTTTATGGGAAGGAATCGTAACCGGACCTTACTTGAATTATTACAAGAATTTCATCACGTTACCTTCTACGCCAGTTGCATCAGTGAGCAGCGTTACCACTTATGATGACAGTGATAACGCCACGGTAATGGCTGCATCCAAGTATTATGTAGATACCATTCGCCAGCCAGCAAGGATTACATTAAGAACGGGAGAGACTTGGCCTTCTGCGATGAGAGTGGCAAATGCAATTAAGGTGGAGTTTGTGGCTGGATACGCTAACGGCCAGATTCCCACTTCATTGCAAATGGGAATGCTTCAGCACATTGCGTATATGTACGATCAACGCGGAGACATGAAAGACCCTCAACAAACTGCATCACTACCCCCTATGGTTGCAAAGCTGTATCAGCCTCATAAGGTGCTAGATGGTTTTGGGGGCAGTAAATTTATGGCGCTAGGTTAATTATGGAATTATCCACCGGAGCAATGAGGGAAAAGATAACCCTCCAGACAGAAGCAAGAGTCGCCGATGGTGGGGGCGGTTATGCTCAGTCGTTTACTACTAATTACACAGTTTATGCTTCAGTAAAGCCTGTATCTGGCAATGAACAGTATCAACGAGGGCAGCTAACCGATACCCAGCAATATGAATTTGTAATCCGGTATCGTAGCGATAAAACCGTAACTCCAAAGAATCGTATTTTATGGGGGTCTAGGGTGTTTCAGGTAAGGAGCGTCATTAATGATATGGAGCGAAACAAGTATCTCGTCATTAAGGCCGAGGAAGGCGTAGCGACATGATTAAAAACAAAGCTGAGTTTGATAAAAAAATTAACAAGCATATCAACGACTCTCAGGCTCATGTAAAAAAAGCTATAGCAAAATCAGCTATATACGTTCAAGGGGTTGCACAAAAAAATATAATGAAAGGCTCAAAAACTGGAATAACAGTTAAAAAGTACAACCCAAGGAGAACACATATTCAATCTGCCGCAGGAGAATCCCCTGCCAGTGATACTGGATTTTTAGTAGGCAGCATAAGCCACAGCGTTAAAAAAGACGGCTCCGCCGTTGTTGGAGAGGTTGTAGCTTCTGCTGAGTACGCAGCAGCTTTGGAATTTGGAACTGTGAATATGAAAGCAAGACCTTTCTTACAGCCAGCTTTGAATCAAAGTGCTGAGAAGGTTAAATCTATATTTAAACGGGAAGGACTTATACGGTGAGTACAGGTCAGTTCGCCCTTCAGACAGCGGTATACGCAAAGCTATCATCGGACTCTAATCTGACTAGCACTTTAGGGGCTGGCGTTTATGATGATGTCCCTCAAGGTTCGGCTTATCCGTTTGTTCAGCTAGGCGATGATTCAACAATGGATTACTCAACTAAAGATGTTGCAGGTTCCGAGACCACCCTGAATCTTCACATTTGGAGCCAGAACCACGGCAGCAAACAGGCTAAGGATATTATGGACAGGGTACATACTTTGTTGCATGATGTTGACCTAACTGTTACTGGGTTCAATTTCATAAATAATCGGATGGAATTCAGTGATATAATTAGAGACCCAGATGGGATCACAAGGCATGGAATCATGCGATTTCGCGCAATCGTTTTAGGCACAACATAATTGAGGTGAAACTATGGCGGCTCAAAAAGGTAACGCCGTTCTCATTAAGATAGCGGTAAGCGGTACACAAACTACCGTGGGTGGTCTCAGATCATCATCTATAACTTTGAATGAAGAAACGGTAGATGTAACAAATAAAGATAGTGCAGGAATTAGAGCATTATTACCCGCAGCGGGTGTTCAGTCTATGTCTATTTCTGGATCGGGGGTTTTCACTGATACTGCGGCAGAAGCAGCGCTAAGGACTCAATTTGGCGGCGCAGCGTTGCTGGCCTGTTCTTTTATCATTCCTGATCTCGGAACATACTCTGGCAGCTTTCAGCTAACTTCTTTAGAGTATTCTGGAGAATATAACGGGGAGGCTAGTTATAGTCTGTCTTTTGAAAGCGGCGGAACTATTAGTTTTGCAGCAGCATAATATAACGGGTGACTGATATGGCGTGGAAAGAGATAACGCTAGAGATTGACGGCCAAGAGTATCCCGCAATGATGCGGGGTAATGAAATCTCTGTGCCAAATACAGGAAAAGAAGCCATTTCAATCAAGGTTGATGGCTCGCCTCATCCCGTGGATTCTGTTCAACTTGATGAACGAGATGACGTAGTAACAATAACGGTCAAACAAGCAGAAGCTAAAGTGAAAAGGAGTAAGTCAGATGACAAACCCGTTGAAGGGCGAGATGATGATCACGCTGGGGAAAAAGGAGTATAAGACTCGCTTAACTGTGGATTCTATTATAAAGATAGAAACCGAGCTAAACGATGGAATCCTTGGAATTACCCACCGCCTTGGCGATGCCAATATTAGAGTAACTGAGTTAAGAACTGTTTTGCTGCATTCTATTCGCGGTGGGGGTAATGATCTTAAAGAAAAAGATATAAATCAAATCATTGCCGATGCTGGCATTGTTAATGCTTGTCGGGCGGTAGCCGAATTATTGGCTAATACCTTGGTAGCAAAAGAAGAAGATGAGCAGGAGTCTTGATCGTGACTCCAGAATAGATTGGGCTAGGCTGTACGAAATTTGCGTAGGGATGATTGGGATACAGCCTAACAATTTCTGGCAAATGTCTTTGCCGGAAATCTATTTGGCTATAGCTGGGTTTAAAGAGTTTAACGGGGTGCAAGATAAATCCCCTATGACAACAGACGAGTTAGAAACTCTTATGGAGCTTCACCCTGACTAATGGCTACTAAAGTAGATGAATTAATAATCCAGATAAAGGCTGATACGCGGCAGTTACAGCGCGGGTTGGCTGATGTTAAAAATAAAGTAAATAAAACTTTCCCAGCAGGGGGTAAATCCCCTATCACCCGCATGGGCGGGCAGCTTAAAGGTCTTTTAGGGCCATTGGCTGCTGTCGGTACTGCGATGGCTGGCATTGCCGCGATTAAAGGCATCGCTAAAACAGGTGATGAATTTCAAGCTCTGGGCATCACTCTTGATAGGATTTACGGTTCCAGAGAGGCGGGCGCAAAAGCCTTTGAAGATATAAAAGCCTTTGCACAAACAACACCCTTCCAGCTTGAAACTGTCACCGAAGCCTTTATACAACTGAAGTCTAATGGCATAGAGCCAGCCGAAGATATGCTTACTATCTTTGGTGACGCTGCTTCTGCGGCACTTAATCCTCTTGAAGCGTTTAATACGCTTATTCGTATTACCCAGCGAGCCGCTGGCGGTGGCCTTGGCCTTGAAGAGCTAGAGCAGCTAGTTAATCAGGGCATTCCCGTCTATACAATCCTTGCGGAGAAGATACAGAAAAATCGCACCGAGTTATCAGAGCTTGGCAAAACAGCCGAAGGCGCAAACATCATAATGACCGCCTTGCAGGATGGCTTAAAGGAAGATTTTGGCGGGATCATGGCGGAAAGAATGGACCTTCTTTCTACCAAGACTTCCAATATGGAAATTGCCTTTAAAGAGCTAAAGGAGACTTTATTTAACAGCGGTCTAGGAAGATGGCTAAAAGGCTTAGCCGATAGTATGACCGAGTTCATTACGGGAATTAATGAAGGGCTAATTGCTGCTAGAGAGCTTAAAGAAGAGCAGCGCCAACGAGCAGCGGCAAGATCAATGGCTAGTTTTTACGCCCAATTTCCTGAGCTTGCCCCAGAAGGATTCTGGGGAAACCAAGAAGGAGGGCCAACTTTAGAGCAAAGAGCCGCCGCAGCAAGGAGAGCGATGTCAGATGCGAGTGGACCTTCATGGGATCAGCATGGCACGGATGCGATGCTTGCTGAGATAGCGAGAAAGGCGGAATTGCAGAAGGGACCACAATTTGTTACAGATTTTGACCCTACCATACCTTCTGTTGACCCAGCCGTATTAATAGCCCAGCAAGAGGCTTTAGGACGTTTGAAAAAGGTACTTGAAGATACGGTTAC